ATTCTTTGATAATTAACTTTCCATTAGTCTTTGTTTGTATTTTGGATAGACGGTCTGAGAACATCTTTTTAGGCAAATCATGTAAATCATCCATAGTGATATTCATTAGATTTGCGTCAATACGTTCAGCGATGCGTTCTTCTGCCATCTCCAAAGTTATATATAGAACATTCTTACCTTGCATAAGTGTAGACGCAGCCATGTGACACATGAACAACGATTTACCTACACCTGTACCAGCAAGTGCAATGTTCAAAGTTTTTTGTGGTAATCCACCCTTGGTAATCTTGTTGAAATATTCCAAGTCGAATTCAATTTTTTCTTCTACCTTGTGATAGAAGTCAAATCGTTCTTCACCATTTTCTACATAGTCGTGTCCAACATTCTGATCGAAACCAACTGCAAGTGCCTCTGATAAAATGGACGGTATTGCTTCTGGCGTATGTTCTTTATCTTTACCTTCAATAATTTGGATACCATTAAGGATTGCATTGTAGACTGCTTTATCCTTACAAAACTTTTCTGTGGTATCAACTAACCATTGCATATCAACTTCTGCATCTGATAAGGTTTCTATGATACCAAGAACTTTTTTGAATTGTTCTTCTGCTAGGTCTTTACGGCCATCAAGCTCGATTGAAAGACTTTCTTTTGTAGGTTGATTATTATATTTCTCCCAAAACTTGCCAATCTCCTCAAAGATTACTCGTTCACTAGGGTCAGTAAAATACTCAGATTTAATAAACGGAAGAACCCTTCTAGCATAGGGTTCATTCATAATCAAATTAGAAAGTGCGGTTCGTTCAATCGTTTGGAGTGTTGACATATTGTAAATCGTTATCCTCTACTTGTTTCTCAATTAAATGCATGAGTATATCTCCAAGTAAATTCTTGAAGTCTAAATCTTCTTGCAAATCTTTTTCACTATAACTTGGAGTATACACTATATCATAGTGAAATGTCAAGGGCAAACTGCCATCTTCTGTCTCATCACCGAAAGAAACTTTACTATACTCAAGGATAATGTTTTCATACTCACCAGTAACACCAGTGAGTTTTAGTGCAGTCCACTTTTCATCTTCCTTTTTGTCATTACTAACAAATATAAAAGACCTTTCGATATCAATATTATTCAATGACTTCTTCCTCATCATCTTCAATATCCATCTGGCCACCATACTTAAATTCTTTACTTGCTGCATCATCCAATTGTTGCATCACTTCCTCAGTAAAGTATTTCTCTGGATTGTTATTGATAGTTTTACCAAATGTTTTTGTACCATCAGGCAACTCAATACGAGTTGATACTGATTTGAAGATACCATACTTCAATGCAAGTTCAAGCAATCCATAATATCTATCTAATCCACGTTGATACATTAATCGTACATCAACCATCTTGTTTTCAATAGTCAAACGTGACTTTGCATTCTTACAGTGAATGATATTACCTACCACCTCTGTACCATCTTTCTCTTTCTTCTTAGAAAGATACACGATAGATGAAGCGGCATACTTCAGTCCAGAACCACCACCCATTTCTTTGGTAGGGAACATAGAACCTACAACGTCATATGTGTGATTAGTAACTACCATAGGAACTTTCGCTCTACCTAGTTTCAGTGTCAATACACGAAATGCAGCCTTGAGAACTTGCGCTCGTGTCATATCTCTTGTCTCTTTACCATCAGAAGTATCTTCTACTTCTTTAGTTGTAGATAACATACCAAGCGAATCCAAACACAACAACATTGGTTTTCTATCTGATTCATTTTGTTGCAGATATGCATCCAATACTTTTAGTGATTGTGTACGAAATTCTTGTACAGTTGTTACAGGTAAGATAACCATACGAGCAGGGTCGATGCCTCTGTCGATTACCATCTGTTTTGTAATTGCACTTTCACTTTCAAAATACAGAACACCAGCATCTGGGTTTGCATCAAGAAATGACTTAACCATTCCCATAATAAAGAACGTCTTACCAGTTGCGCTGGCGCCTGCAATTGCCGTGATTTTGTTTGATGGCAATCCACCATGTATACTACCAGATAAAAGTGCATTGAAGATATAAGAACCAGTATCAATAAACGAATCTACATCACCAGCCTCAACTCCATCTGCAACTAAACTTGCATATTCATTACCAGCAGTTTTTGCAATATTATTCCAATCCATTAAATATCATCCTCTTTTCTGTTGTTAGAACGAAACGATTCAAATCCATCTGGATAACGTGCTTCCAACTTTTCAATATTCATATATATGATATCCTCTATGCTAGTATCTAAGGCAATACAGGCTTGCGAAATATACCACATAATATCACCGAGCTCACGCTTCATGTGATAGACAGTATGTTCATCCATTGGCTTACCTTGAAACAAACACTTCTTTACTACTTCAGTAAATTCACCACCCTCTGCACAGATACCTAATGCAGCTGTCAATAATCGTTCTGGGGGAACACCCTGTTCATCAATTATATCTAGTGCGTCTGAAAAGTCTTCTGCATTCTTAGATGCATCAGAAGTTACCTCATCGACAAATCGAGTATAGTCAAGTAAAAAATCTTCGTCTTGTTGTGTCATATCCATATCCTTTATCATTTAATATATAATACTATAAAAGTTCTCTAAAGTCAAGAGATTTATAGAATAACACTTTTTTGTGGAACTTGAATTCCACTTGTCTGTGTTTGCCATCCTTCAGCAAGTTCTTTTGATGTTTCAATCATAAACATGACTGATGTTTTTGCAAATTGAAAATTACCGTCTGGTTCAATCCCGCTCATACAAATGCCAGAAACTAATCCGACACCCTGTTGCGTTGCTTGAAGCATTCTTGGTTTGTATAATGTAATCGTAGAAAAATCCTCTTCAAAAAATTTCCCTAGAATTTCTGCTCCGTTACTCATAACGAGAGTTACGATTTTGTTTTTCATATTATCCTCTTATGTTATTAGGTCTTTTCCACCTAGTTTTAGGTTATCCTCTTTCTCTTGTATTACACCATTCTCAATTGATGTATCCTTTGTCAAGTGATATGGCGTAACGTGTCCACCATGATACTTATCACCATCATGCAACTTATCCATTTCGATTTCTTTACCTTCTGGTGTTGTCCAATTGCCATTCACTGCAAGGATCATTTTATCATCAGCGTTGAATGTTCTCTTGCCTTTCTTTGTTGTAAGAGCATCCACATCAAAACGCTTCATAATCTCACGATGGCGTATCTGATTGTTTGTCAACTGGCGTCCACCGACAATCTTTGCGAATGACTTAGGGTCGATCCATCCATCTGCTTCATACATTTCCTTTGACTGTAGCAGTTCTGCAACCACCTTCATGTATTCTTTAAGGAATTGTTCGTTGTCGTTGATAGCGAGTTTCTTGTTCTTCAGATCTCTGAAAATTACGAAAAGGTCGAACACAGAGTTACGATTGCTTATGGCATACGCATTCTTTGTCATTACCTCTTTTATAAAGGATTTGAAGAGTTTCTTGAAACCAGGCATAGACTGTTCACCGTCTGATCCTTCACGATAGAAGTTTTTCAGAGATGTAGTAGAAATACCTTTGTTCATACCGTAGGCGTAGATGAATGCCATATCAGCGATGAAGGCATCAATACCACGGCGGTTAATGGCAGTCTGTGCAAACCACTTACCCTGTTCTACGAAATAGTCACCAAATTCATCTGCAAGTTCACGAATGATGTTAGCAGTAATGGTAATGTATGAGTTGAGGATTTCTGCCTCGTTCAGTGGTTTACCGTCATTCACTGCACGAAACAGTTCTGACAAGTCTGTACGAGAGGCGTTAGTATAGACAGAAATCGTAATCATTGCAGCATCATATGCATCACGAACAATCTCTGGGCAAGTTTCGTATGTATCGTTGTCTGAATCAACAATGCATTCAGCATCATCAATCTCATACTTACCGTGTGGCAAGGTCACTTCACCCTTACGAAATGTGACATGAACATTATTACGATTGTTTGAGTCGATGTTAAGGTATTTGACACCTT